CGCTTTTGGAACTCGACCTGTTTACGGCTCTGTTCTTCTTGCGCCCTGCGAGACATCTCTTGCTCATCACGCTCCCGCAACTTCTTATCCGTAGTCCACTCAGCCAGAGCTTCAGCATATTCCAGCGCATCATTAAACTGGCTTGGATCGGGTTTGGGGTCTGGATCTGCCGGTTCTGCTTTTGCAGGGTTAGCCTTGGATTCCAGCTCCTTGATCCGATTTTCCAGCTCTTGACGGGCTTGGCGCTCACGTTCCGCTTCTTGGCGGGCTGCTTCGCGCTGCTTAGTCAGTTCTGAGAACCGCTTCTCAAGTTTTGGGTTTTGCTTCTTTTCACCTGTCGCAGCCTCGGTTTCGCTTGGTTCACTCGCCTCGGTCTCAACCACCGGCTCCGCTGGTGCGGCCTCAATGGGAGTTCCATCTGACGCTAAACCTAATTTTGCTAACGAAAACTCAGCTAAATTCTCACTCGTTACTACTGTTGAAGCCTGTTTCCGGGCTTCTTGTGCTACTTCCGACATGGATTAACTCCAAGAATAAACCCAATGAACCCATTGGTAGGTAATTCGTATTACAAACTGTTTCCCAATAGTTGTCAACTATTTGCTATTTGTTGCTCCTGTTGCAAAAACGGGTTCGATGACTGATTAACTTCAGCTTCCGCAAACGCGGCTACCTGAGCCTGTTCCGCATCCTTCTCGGCTATGACCTGACGCAGCTCGCCAATGTCCATCCGCTTCAAGAGCATCTTGGTCACCGCATCCAGCTCGGCCTTATTCTGATTGGCCTGAGAGTTGAGGATCTGCTGGTTGACCTTGGCCTCGTTGATGGTGTCGGTGTTATACGCCCGCGAGGTGACATCCATGAGCTTGCGCTTGGTTTCGCCCTCTTGTTTGAGCATCTCCACGTCACTTCGGTACTGCTTCTCAAGCTCCATAGCCGCAATCATCTGTTGCATATCGGCAATCTGCTTCTGGGCTTGCATGAGCTGCATCTGGATCTGGGGCGGGATGTCTGACTTCTCGTCAATCTGGGCAAGCGGGTTGTTAGCCGCCAGACGGTCGGCAATGACCTCCGCACCCGGAAAGTCCATGTTGCGGAACACCAAGTCACCCGCAAGGTTAAAGAGTTCCTGATTGGTGGAGATCATGGGCATCATGGCCTCGACAGCCTCCTGACGCTTGCTTTGGTAGCCGGGGCCGGTGTCCATGTAGACATCGTACTCGCCCACGGTTACGTCATTAAGAACCTTTTCCACGCCCATCTCGTCTTGGACTCGCTCGTTGACGGTCACCATCTCAGGTTTCCCATCGTAGCCAATGATCCGCAGAACTCGCTCCCGGTCGTAAATCTTGGGGATCAGGTCTAAGATGATCCGACCCGTGTGTTTCATCGACCGCACTAGGTTGTCGTAGTAGTGGAAATTGGTCATGTCCTGTTGCATCTGCTGACCACGGATGGCCTTGCCAGACATATTCCCTTGGGGCAACTGGGACGGATCAAAGATACCAACTACTGACTGTAAGTCCTTGTCGATGGACATCGCAGCCGCGATAACCCCGGCGGGCGGTGGCTCTGGCTGGAGTCTTTGTGGGGCTGGAGCCTCTTTTCCATTGATGTCTGTCTGCTTGTAGCGCAAGACCGGCATGGACTTGATGTTGGCTTGCGCCCACTCGTTCTCGTGGCCTTCGTCCTGACCTTCCGCAAGGAGCCATTTGGCCTTGGGAGCCAACGCAATGCTCTCTGTAAGACTGGTCTGCCAGTAGTTGTACATACGCTGTGCGTCCTTGGCGTTACGCACCAAGCCGTACTTCTTACGCTTGTCCTCGACCGTGAGCATCTGACCGTAGACCGGAACCACGGGGATGTAACGTCCTACCCAGTCGCGTTCCTCAAGGATTTCTAGGCCGGTGAGCTTGCACCACTTGATCTGCTTACGCATGGTCTCGCGCTCGCCCACCACCATGATCCCAGCCGCAGCCATGATCTCAGGGCTTGGAGCCTCGTCCTTGTAGACCTTCGTCCCGTCAGACAAGAGCAGTAACTTGGTCTTTTTACGCTCAACGTAGAAATACTCGGCAACCCGGATGTCCTCTTTCTGTACCCAATCGGGGTCAAAATCACCCGTTCCGCGCTGGTTGAAGTCACCGCCGTCATCAGCTCCGGGGTACTGAACCTTAAAGTCATCCTTAGACATTAGGGTAGTGATCAAGACCTTCTCAGCGTCTGAGCCGTCTGGCTGGACTGAGTTGGGGTCAAAGTAGACCGAGAACGGGTTGTCGATAGGCTTAATGTAGATTTCCTGATCAAAGGAATCCTCGCGGACGTAGTCCGTGATCACCCGCCAGTAGCCCCAGCCCACCCTGACCGCGTACTCACCGGCGGTGTCGTAGGCCGTATCAGCGTCTGAGTTCACCTCAATGTGCTTGAATATCCCGGTGATGATGTCCGCAACCTTGGCGTTGGCCTCGGAGTTCATGGAGTGAGCCCGCATCCGAGGGCGGGACTGACGCATCTGGTTCACAATCTGGCGCACATATGCATCCAGTTTGTTAATGGTCAAGCACGGTCTGGCCTCAAGGTGGCGTGAGTTCTGAACCTCGATGGGCCATTGATCCCCTGTGGAAAACTTTAGGTCATCGAGACCCTTTTGCCGGTTTTCGGTGTCGGCCTCATTGGAGAATTTGAGAAAGTCTATCGCTTCCTGTATGCGGGAGTCCGCAGGGATAGCACTCGGAACGTCTACTTTTGCCATGTTTTAGCCCATCCATGAGCCCGGAATCTGGTAGACCGGCTTCTTTGGCCCTGCCTTCCGGGGTTCGTTTACCACCAATCCAATGTACCGAAACGCATCCGCACCGTGTGAATATATGTCGTGCAGGGGCGATTTCGAGAACTGTTTCGTATCTGGATCAACATCATACCGATAGTGCCTCAGACATTGTAGCCCCTGATAGCAATTTTCTTTATCAAAATAGCACTTCTGGAAAATCGTACGAGCTGCGTTGATTGAGTCCGTAACCGGTACTCTCGGTAGGATCTGAACCTTGTAATTTGCCCCACGGACTATGTCCGCAATCGACCGACCCGCAGCCGCTAGAGTTGTGTTCTCAGCGTCATGGGGTAGCCAGATGGTGTCGTAAACGTAGCCCAAGGACTGCAACTGGGCCAAGTAGTAGCTCATGGTCTTTTGGTTGTCCTCAAGGTATCGGATCAACCGAATCTCAAACCCGATGAACTGTACAAACCAGATAGCCGTATTGTCTGCCCAGCCCAAGTCAAATACCGCGTGGACGGGCTTGATCGCATCGTAGGGAACTTTGGTGATCCGACCGTCCATCTCTGCCATGTTCATCTCTTGGGCAAAGACCGCCCCATCGACCGTCCGTCTGCATAAGCCTTCCCAGACGTTTAGGTAGGCGTTGTGGTCATGGATCTCAAGGTTCTCTTTTTCCTCCCGCAGGGTCTGGGGGAACCACGGGTTATCGCGCCATGTAATCTTCTGGACTATGGCGTTCTCAGGCGGGCTGATCACGAAACGCTGGTAGGTCTCGTCAGTCTCTAGCTCCGGGTTAAAGGTGACCCATATCTCTGAGTTGTCCCTGCGGATGGTCGGAATCAGGACGTTCCAGCTAGTCTTGGAGATAGTCTGGGCTTCCTCGCACCAGCAGATGTCCACGCCCTCAAAGGACTTGATGGACATAATGTTGTTCTTTAGCCCCGCAAAGAAGAACTCGGTTCCGTTCTTGCCCTTGATCGAGGTGTTGGTCACCTCGTAGAACTCAGAAAGCCCCAGTTGCTCAATCTGGTCGGCTAGGAGCTTGTGGACTGAGTCCTTGATTGAGACCTGAAACTCACGGGCGCAGAGGATTCGTAAGGGGTCTTTGGCTCCCTTGATCAGCAGGGCTCTGGCTACTCCCCAAGACTTCGCCCCGCCTCGGCCCCCGTAAAGAACCTTGTACCGCTTGGGCTCAAAAAGACACGCAAGTTTGACCGGGAACTCTGCCTTAGCTACTGCGCGAGCTAGTAATTCTCTATCTTCTACAACCTCAACCATCCAGACGTTCCATGCAATTCATGTCTCGGCAGTTAGGGCATCCGTACTGAATGATGGGTGAGTTAAATACGTTGTCATCGACCAGCATCTTGTTCTGCGGGGTGTCTTTACCGCAATTAGTGCAATGCCACATAGGTTGATTAAACATCGATGATCTCCGGTTTTACAAAGGTGACCTGAATAGCGTTCAGTAACGGTGTCCCGTCCGCGTTCTCCATCTGGTTGATCTGGATCGCCTTGCCGTCTAGCCGGTCTAT